GCGCCGGCGCCTGGCACTGGCAACAGCCCTGGCCACACACCGCATGTGGCGGCAGGTCGACCACGGCAACCTCTACCAGTCGTGGCTCGGCCTGGCGGGCAACGTCCTCGGCATTGTCATGGGCGGCCAGCTCGCTGCCGCACAGCAGACCACACCGTGGCTGTCCGCCCTGATCGGCTCCGACGAGGAAAGGCCCGACGCCGACACGGTTGTACCGCAGGCCTTCACCGGCGTCGACGGGTCGGGCCGCCCATTGGCCGGTGTCCTCATGGCTCCGATCTGGACAGCGCTGCGTCTTGTGGCACAAGGCCGTCCGCTTGTCCAGGCCATGGCGGCAGGGCAGGGACTCCTTGACGCCATCGTTGCGACAGCCGTTGCTGATGCCGGCCGGGCGGCTGACGCCACCGCCATGACGGCCAAGCCTGCAGTCACCGGATACATCCGGGTCGTCGAGTCCGGGGCATGCGACCGCTGCATCGTTCTCGCCGGCGCCGAGTACCAGACCGACAAGGCGTTCCTGCGGCACCCGCGCTGTCACTGCGGCATGGAACCGGTGACCCGCGAGCACCGCCCCAAGCCCGCGTCACCGAAGGACCTGGTGGCGCAGATGTCCGAAGCCCAGCGGCGCAAGACGTTCGGAGAGGCCGGAGCCAAGGCCTTGTCCGAGGGAGCCGACCTGGGCCAGCTGGTCAACGCTCGCCGCGGCATGCAGTCCGCCACGGTGTTCGGGCAGAAACTGCAGATCACCTCCGAGGGCACCACCCGCAGGGGCTTTGCCGCCCGCCGCCTGGCCACGGAGAAGGGCTTCGCGAAGTCTCCCGGCTCCCGAAACGGGGCGGAGACCGCGGGCCGCATGCGGTCCAGGACACCCCGCCTGATGCCGGAGGAAATCTTCCGCATCGCCGACGACCGAACCCACGCCGTGCGCCTACTGCGCCTGCACGGCTACATCGCCTGACCTTCCTCGCCCGCGCGCAACGCCTGGGCCCACACCCGCAACGGGAGAACGCCATGAGCACGCCTGTGCCCGCAGAGCCGACCACAGACCCGGCCGACGAGGACATCCTCGACCCGGCCGAGACCGATGCGGAGCCTGCGGTCGACGAGACCGACGCCGACCCGGAAGGCTCCGACAGTCTGGGCGACCCGGGCAAGAAGGCCCTGGCCACCATGAAGGACCGCCTCAAGGCCGAGCGCGAGAAGCGCCGCACCCTCGAGGCCCAGCTCGCCGAGCGCGACAAGCCGGCCGAGGGCACCGTGCCCGATCAGGAAGCCCTGATCCGCCAGGCAGAAACCACAGCCCTGGCCCGCGTCAACGAGCGTCTGGTCAAGGCCGAGGTCAAGGCCGCGGCCGCAGGCAAGCTCGCCGACCCGGCCGACGCCCACCGCTTCCTCGACCTGTCCCAGTTCGAGGTGGACGACGACGGCAACGTCGACGCCGAGGAACTCACCGAAGCGATCGACGAACTGTTGCAGTCCAAGCCCTACCTGGCCGCGCAAGGCGGCAGCACCAAACCGCGGTTCCAGGGAACCGCAGACTCCGGCGCCCGCAAGGGGACCCGGCCCACCCAGCTCACTGAGGCAGACGTCAAGCGCCTGTCCGCGGCGGGCAACCACGCCGAGATCGTCAAGGCACAGAACGAAGGACGCCTTAACGACTACCTCGGCCTCACCCGGTAACCCCCCTTTTTCGAGGAGAACACCATGGCCATCAGCGCCTTCAAGCCGGAAGTCTGGAACGCGAACCTCCTGGTCGCGCTGGAGAAGTCGCACGTCTACGGTGCCGCCGGCGTCGTGAACCGCGACTACGAGGGCGACATCGCCCAGTACGGCGACACGGTCCACATCACGTCGCTCGCCGACCCGACGATCGGCACGTACACCCCGCACACCGACATCACGATCGAGGACGTCGACGACGCCGACGCCACGCTCCTGATCGACCAGTCGAAGTACTTCGCGTTCGAGGTCGACGACGTCGAGAAGCGGCAGGCGCTCAATGGCGGCGCCATCCTCACGGAGCAGGCCCGCAAGGCGGCGTACAAGCTGCGCGACGTCGCCGACGCCTACGTGGCCGGCCTCATGGCTGCCGGTGTGGACGCGGGCAACCTCGTTGCCGAGCAGACGCTGTCCACCGCGGCATCCGCCTACGACCTCCTGGTCGACCTGGGCACCATCCTCACCGAGGACGACGTCCCGTTCGAGGACCGGTGGACCGTGGTGACCCCGAAGTTCTACGGCCTGCTGCTGAAGGACACCCGCTTCGTCGGCTCCGGCGACGCGCAGGCTGCGGCCACCCGCCTCAACGGGATCGTGGGCGAGGCGGCCGGGTTCTCCGTGCGCCTGTCCAACAACGCCCCCAACGGTCCGGGCGCCGGGGCGGGCAAGCTCGTCATCGCCGGGTACGACGGCGCGGTCACCTACGCCGAGCAGATCAACAAGACCGAGGCGACGCGCAAGGAGAAGGGCTTCGCGGACATCGTGAAGGGCCTCCACCTGTACGGCGCGAAGGTCGTCCGGCCCAAGGGCCTCGCCGCGGCGGACGTGATCATCTGATGAAGGAGGGACAGGAACTCCTCCTGCGCGGCTCCGGCGGTGCCCCCTTCCGGGTCACCGTCGGCCAGCCGTTCACCCGCGAGGAGATCGGCAAGCGCCTGAGCTCCGGCGAGTGGGCCTACTGGGAGGACAAGGCTCCCGAGCCCCACGACGACGAGCCCGCGCCGCCTGCGGCCGACACAGAGCCGAGCGCGGCACCGGCGGCCGCCGCCGAGGCAGACCCGGACCGGCCCGCGCTCAACGCGCCCAAGGCCGACTGGATCGCCTACGTGGCCCGCACCGCCCACATGTCGCTGGAAGACGCGGCGAACTACACCAAGGCCGACCTGATCGACAGGGCCGGCTGACGACCAGGAGGTCACCGTGGCACTCGATCCACTGGCGACGGTGGCCGACCTGGCCGCCCTCGGCCTGCCCATCGAGACCGACGAGCTGACGGTCGCAAACCGGTACCTGGCTGTGGCCTCCACAGCAGTCCGTGAAGCGGCTGGCAGCCCCATCTCCCAGACGACATCGCGCGTGACGCTGGAAGGTGAACGGGACCAGCGGCTCAGGCTGCCCGGTTCCCCCGTCACCGCCGTGACCGAGGTGGTCCTGGACGGGAAGACCGTCACGGACTGGCGGCTTCGCTCGGACCGGCTGTGGCGCTTCGGCGGCTGGTCGGCTCCGGGCGAACCGTCCGAGGTCGAGGTCACCTACACCCACGGCCTGCCCGAGGTGCCGGACGACATCATCGACCTCGTCGGCCGGCTGGTCGCCGGGGCCATGGCGTCCTACCGGGCCGAGGACGGCGGGGGCAGTCTCGGCACGCAGGTCGTCACCTCGGAACGCATCGGGGACTACGCCGTCACCTACGGCGGGGACGGCCTGGCCACCGACATGGAACTGCCCGCGTACCTGCGTGAGCGCCTGGCCGCCCGGTTCGGCGGCGGGACGTCCTCGCACAGGTCGCGGTGAGAGGGCCTGGCCGGTTCTTCAACCGGCGCCTCGAAGTGTGGCGGGGGACCAGAGCCCCTGACGGATACGGCGGCTGGACCACCACCATGGGCCGCCGCCCCGGAACGGTCCGGGCCAAGGTCGACCAGCCGTCCAACCAGGACCGGATCCTCGCCCAGCAAGCACAGTCCAAGCACGACCACACCGTGTTCCTGCCCCCGCGCGCAGACGTGCGCCTGGGTGACGAACTTCGCGGCGTCGACGCTCTCGGACGCGCCCAGGTCTTCCGTGTCCTGGCCGTTGTCCAGCCGTCGACCCCGATCTACTCCAAGGCCCCCTGCCAGCTCATCCAGAAGGCGACGTCATGACCGAGCCGGAGCGGCCCCGTCTGCCGCAGATCGAACCGCACGAGGCGCGCACCCGCGCGGAGGACTGCCTGGGTCTCGGCATCCCGATGACCGTGGACGTTTCCCGCGCCATCGCCTGGGGCCTGCTGGCCGTGGCTGGCGAGCTCGCCCTGATCCGCCGCAACAGGAGGTAGCCATGGCCAGACGACGCGGTGGTCGAGGAGGGGGCCGTGGCAGGGGCAGGGGAGGCATCCGGGTAGAGGTCCGCGGCCTGGACGCACTGCGCGAACGCCTCGACGAGCT